ACCACTTGCAACTGTCAATACCTGACCAGTAGTACCAATACCCAAGCGAGCAGGTGTTGATCCACTAGAAGAATAAATTGTGTCGCCTGTAGTAGTAAGAGGATTTGTCATACCCGTACTATCGGCTGCCCACTCTAATCCTGTTGCTGTAGCACTGTTAGCTTTAAGAACTTGCCCATTTGATCCTACTGCTAAGCGAGCAGGTGTGTTATCGGCAGTTGCCGTAATAATGTCACCCTTAGCATCCACGATTGAGTTCTGGATAGCGTTTGGATCATCAAGAGAAACCCAAGCAGCACCTGTGTAGATTTCAACTACGTCTGTGTCTTTGAGGTATGTAACCATTCCCTCTGCGAGAACGCTTGCAAGAGCAGTTGTACGCGCTGCTGCACTAGCAAAGACCATTACTGTCTGTTGCTGTAAATATAGATTCACATCGGATGCCGATAGAACATCACCCGTTGCGAACAGTTTGTATCCTGCTCCTGCCATTGTTACTCCTTAGTAGCTAAAAGACGATACCCCAAGGATACCGTATTGTGTCGAATCTAGAATGAAGCCATCGATAATTGGCTCCATGGTTAAAAATGTGGTTAGCCATGAATTAGGGGTTATGTCATGGCTGACACCTTGAATCTGTAGGGTCTTGGTTATTGTTGATCCACTGTCTGTTGTATTTGTGATAGTTACAGGGTCAAAGTAATCAAGGTTTAGTCCTGCGGTAACTCCAGCAGAATAGTTGGCTGTCATAAGGTCAAGAGTCAAAGCATCAATGCGGATGCTAGTGTCTTTACGAGATGCCACATAAGCCTTAGCAAAATTGAGAGCTTCTGCATCGGTTTCCATAAGCAGATTCTGTTGAGTGTAAGAGTGCAAGAAATAAGTGTCGATGGAAGCGGCATCAGTGGCTACTTGAGTTGTACCACCAGTGCGCTGGATGTTGGCTTGGTTATATACCAGCTTGTCATCAAAGGCGAACTTAACATTGGCGTAAGGAATACCTGTGCCAGTCTGGTTAAAGACTGTTGGTGTGCCACCTATGGACGCTGTTGTAAAGGCTCTATCTTGGAATACAGCGTTGCCAGCAGGATCAATATAAAAAGCACCATACTCGGTCAGTTCAACTGTCTTAATAGCTGTAAGAGCAGCTCTAGAACTTGCAGGGTCTGCCTGACAAGTTGTCTGGCCTGTGTCAATATCTCGCATAGTCAAAGGCCAGTTGATAGTATCTAGAATCTTTCCAATGCGAGTGCCAGTTGTCTGGCCTGCTGCTGTACCAGTTACTGTGGTAATGGCAGAAGTATTGAATATCTTAAAAGCATCAAAGGCAGTAATCGTGACATAAGCAGTTTCTTGGCCTTGAGGGAATGTGTAACGATAATCAGCTGTATATCCTGAGAATAGGTAATACTCAGTGCCATTGTAATTAGCTGATATGCGAAGTTTTCTGGCTGGTTGTAAATACCCGTAAATTGGAGATGCTGTGTTTTGTGGGTTGAAGTCACCTGCAGGGTCTAAGATTCTGACTGTTGCCTGACCAGCATCATAGGTATCCTGCAATAGGTTACGACCTCTACGGATAGCAATGTTAGTTGTTGATGTAGAGTAATCAATAACTAGAGCAGCGTTATCAGCTAAAACATTTGTACCAAGAACACCTTTAACAGGATCATCTAAAGTTAGAGGAATGCCATAAGCTGGCCCATTAGCAAAGTTAATAGATACCGAAACGGTTGCTGGAAGTGCCATTAGACCGCCGTAATAACTGCCTGTCGGCTATATCCAATAGCAGACCCAGCCCATCCTGAAGCAGCAAGAGCATCGTTAATAGCTTGGTCAAGGTCATTTTCAGCAATGATTGAACCTTGAATAGTTGTGTTAATTGTTACGCCTGTTGGTAACTGACTACCTGTGCCAGATGTACCTAATCCAACAGTTGATGGCATTGATGTGGTAGCACCGCCATTGGATGTAATGCCTAGAGATGCGTTTGTCGCTCCCACGAATGGCACATAGCCACCAAGTGCTGCTTTCTGTGCTGCACCTAGACTGTTAAAGGCAGAAGCTGCTGAGCCAGCAAAAGACTTGAAATAACCTTCAAGTGTATCTAACTGTTCTTTTACAGACATAATGTTCCAATTTTTGAAGATATTATCAAGAGGCTTAATGTTCTGTAGGGTGCTAACTAACTTCTCTGTATTCTTTTGAGCATCATCCAACATTTTGGTATATTTGTCTATTTGGTCAATGTTCTCAGATTCAATAGCCTGCATGAGCTTGAGACGAATACGATCTTCTTCTGAAATCTTACCCTTAAGAGCAGCTTCAATCTGAATCTTCTGTAGGTCAAAGATTGCTTTGGCTTTAGCCAGTTTAAGTGCATCCTGCTGAGATTTTAATGTCTTTTTATTACTTGCCAAAAGGTCAGCCTGTTGCTTTTTAGCAGCAGCAGCTGCTTTAATCTCTGCCTGATTTCTTGCATAAGTTCCAGCAGGACTCTTTGAACGATTAGTCAATGGCGTTTTTATAGTTGGAATAATTCCATATTTGAAATCTACCTGTGCAAAAGTTTCTGCCATAAGTTTAGGAGAAATCAGAGTTGCCAATAACCTGCTAAAAAAATCAATCTTTGATGTTGCTTTGTCAATGCTTCCATTACCCGCAAGGGTAGCAAAAGCATCTATTAACGCCCCACCGATAGTTTCTGAAGCGTTGGCTGCTGCAACATTGAGCTTATCCAATTTTCCAGAATAAGTATCAGCTGCTAAAGCTGCTTGACCATTAGAAATCTTTGTGATTCTAGCTAGGACTTCCTCAAATGACATCGCGCTTAACTGAGCCTTGCTTAGACCTAGTCCATATTTCTGCAAACCCTTTGTATTGCCTGCAAACGCTCTGGCAATATCATCTGCCACAGATACAACATCGACACCGCTTTGAGCACTTAAATCAAGAGCAGTCTTTAATAATTCTTGAGACTTACGCCAATCTCCAGTAGTTGTCACTAACTTCTGATAAGCGGGTCTTAAAAAATCATCGAGAACCCCATATTGCTTTTCTAAATCCGATATGAATGTCTTGACTGCTGGATCAGCAAAAGCAAGACCTAAATTATTAAGGGTACGGGATAAGACTCTGGCTGCTTTATCGTCAGCTGCAAAGGCCAGAACTGCTTGCTTGCTGTACTGAGCTAAGGCTCTGGCTCCAAATGCTACGCCGAATCCTTTTGCAACATCGCCAATAGTTTTAGTTAATTTCTTAGCCGCTGAGTCAGCCTGCTTAAACGCCTTTTTGCCAGTAAATTCTGCTGCAATGTCAATGACTACATTACTCATGCTGACTCCCTTGAACTGGTGACAGTTGCTCGCTTATTAAACTTTACCCTAGTATTTTCAATAGCCTGCATAATATGAACAAGTTGCTTACCCTCATCCTGTTCCCAAGCGCGAAAGATTGCACGACCACGCATGTCACCGCCTGCCCCTGCTTTTTTGCGTCCGTACAATGCACCTTGCTGAACGAATCTGGCTCCAGCATTAGGGTTATTAGATTTGCTTCGTGGATCACCATTAGGATGAGTACGACCAGCAGTTTCATAAATGGCACCTGCTGCTGATTTATTTCTTACGCGAAATAGAGAACTAAATCCTCTTGCGTTAGGCTTGCCATAACCAGTTCGATAAACAATGCCACGCTTGATTTCAGCTGCATTGTAAAGTGGAAACATGCGTAAGCGGCCTTCTGTGTTGAAGGTTCTAAACATAGAAGTCTTAGCAGTAATCTGCCGACCTTTAGCTTGGTCATTCCAGTTGTAAAGATTATTAGGAGCCATTAAAGGAATGAATCCTCTGGCATCCTTTTGGATTACTTTGAGAGACTTTGTTATCTCATCTGTTAGTTCTTTAGCCAAATCTGGAGCATAGGCATTGAGAGCCTTACGGAGTGCGATTACGCCCTTTACTTCTACTGGCATCGCTGGACTCCTTTGCTTCATCTCTGAGACCCTGCAACAAGGCTTGAAGCATTGTTGGGTCTAACTCTAGTAACTGCTGTGGCGCGACCCCCAACCTAATGCTCAAACGAGCAATGAGGTAAGTGAATGGAAGATCGCGCTTTAAGACAAAGGGTCTGAGTCCAACACCTCAACACTTTTAAGAGTGCTGATGAAAGTCTCCAACCTTGCATCTACTGGCTCACCTAACCGCTTAACAACTTCATGAGCTAAAAAATACACTTGGGTCTGCATTTCTTCTTCTCGAAATGCCTTGTGAAACCCAATCTTGTAATGCTGTTCGAATAGATATTCGATAAGAGGAGTTACTTCCCCTTGCACTACTTTTCCATCTAGAAATGTAACTTTTAACTGTGCCATGATTTGCCCCTTT